ACAACGAAACTTACGGACAACTTTGTTGCCACGTTTTCCGTAAACTAGTTTTGCTTCTACTACGACGTCTTCGTAGCCTTCAAGTAAAAACATATTATCCCGCCGGCGTAATATTAGAATTTAAAAGTAACAAAACAATAGTAGACAACAATCCTGCGATAACCGTAGCCGCCGCACCAATCAATACTTTATTATTACTTTTAGAATCTGTAACCTGTTTCTCTGCCATTTCTGAAAGTGCCTTTTCGACTCTTTCAAACTTTTCTTCAATACGATCTAACTTTTCTTCTAACACGCGATATCTTTCTGCACATAAATCTACATGTGCTTCCAGATTTTCACGCTCTAGCCTTGACTGTTGCATTGCCATTTTGTTTTATTCCAATGTGTCTCTACTGAGCTGATTTTCACTAATGCTCCTGCATATATTGTATTTATAACGAATCACTTGTTTTAAAGTATATATTTTTATTAATGTCAGATGCTGTGTTAAAAAATGATTCAATGCTTGCTGTTTCAGTTAAGCCGTCATGTATTGGAACTCCATGTACATCTTCATGTGCAAAATACATTTTATCGTCATCTTTTGCAAAAATATCTACAGTTTCTGTTGCAAATTTAAAGACCCATACTGTATGCTCGCCAGAAAACAGCGAACCAAATTCATAATCATCTAATGTTGTGCTTGAATTTGTAATACTACTAAGCACTAATTGTGTCCTAAGACTTAATGCTTGTATAAGACTATTTAAATTTTGTGCTTGTTGAAAACTTACTGTATTGCCTTTAGGATCACTATCACCTGAATCTGTTATATCTACAAGTGAAAATGCTGTGTAAAAGGTTGTATTACCCGTAAGTACTTCACCAGGCCTATAATTGCCTTTGGTTTCCATTAACTTGGTATTGCTTTACCTATTGCGTAACCAGCCGCAAACGCACCAACTTTAGTAGCAATACTTTTTGCAATTTTACCTTTAATACCTGCGCCTAAAATAAAGTTAGAATCTGCGGCAAACTTTGTAAATATCGGAGCCATATCGCTACGTCTTGCAAACATTCTATAATATCGATGTAATTGGTTTCCAGCTAGTGCTTGTTGTTGTGATGATAGATTAGGCCAATTTTGTACTAATCTTCTTGTTGCTTTTAATTTTGGATCTTGTATTTTAAGATCACGTTCTAATTTAAAAAAGAACTGTTGTGCTTGTGATGTATTCACTTGTCCATTCTTTACTTGATTTAAAAATCTTTTTATTTGTGGTTCTGGAATATTAACTTTGTTCATTAACATTGCATCACGTTCTTTGCCAAATAATGAATCACCTCGTTTTAATGTAAACATTGTCTGATACAAATCACTGCCACTAGGACTAGGCCTATTAAATCCACCAAATCCCATTGTTCTACGAGCATACTCTTTTGCAACAGGTGCATACTTATAGTCTTGACTCATTGTGTACAGACTCATAAGTGTAGCAAACAAATGATCTGCTGTATTTCTTGAACCTTCACGCTTTATTTGATCTTTACTTCTAAACATACGTGCTTCGCCTAGAGTTTGCATAAACTCTAAACCCTTAGTTGGTTCTTCTGTCATTTCATGGCCACCATACATTTCTGCCCATTGTCTTGCTGTATATTTTGCATCTGTCATTTTATGTACTTCTTCATTAACAAATAAATTCCATAACATACAAATAAGTATGCTGTTGCAACACCTACATCAAGTAAGTGTTCTCTCATATGGTATATAAATTCTATACCTGCTTGAACATCGCCCTGCGTTTCCATCAGTTCTGATTCATCCTTGCATTGGCGGCACTAAAGCCACTTCTATTTACCAGTTTTACATCACTGCCTACAACATAACCTTCACCGCCAGGGGTGCCATCTGTTGTTGCTGTAATATCTGCTGGACGCTTATCTAACTGATCAATAATTTGATTCTTTACTTTTTGTATTCCACTAATAATCTCAAACATACCGGCAAAAGACTTTTGATGTTTTTGTAAGTATTCTACAATACGTTGTTGTTTAGGTACACTTACCTTGCTTGACTGTAACCAACTTACAAAGTCGTCTAATCCTAGATTTCCTAAATTTCCTGCTTTTGTGCTTCCATTAATATAAGCGTAAATGATTTTTGCAAAGTCTGCTACCTTTAAATCAGCAGGAACATTAAGCATGTTATCAATACCAGTTCTAAACTTACTTGAGTATTGCTCTAATTCGTCAAGTGCAGGAACATCTACATCTGCTGGTTGTGTAACAGTCTGTGGTGGCATTACTAATAACTCACCGTCAACAAAATCTTTAGCATTAACCGGTTCTGTACTACCATCCAAGTTAATTTTTGCATGTAATACAACACCTGCACTACTCTGTGCAATTTTTTTACCAATAGTGCTTCTTGGATTTACATGGTATGCTGTTGTATTTGGTTGAAACGTAATTCTACCCTTTTCTTCTTTTGGGGAGGCGCCATATAGTAAGTCGCCATGTACGTATCCTCTAAAATCCTTTGGAACAGACGCTTCAAACTTAGGCCATAAACCTTTCATGTATTCTGCATACGCTTGTCTGTTATCACCCTTACGTCCTACAAGCATTTTTTCCAATGCCTCTGGACTTGTTACTTTGCCATCATATGTTGTAGCACCAAATCCACTTTTATCTGTTAAAATAAATTCGCCTTTAGCATTTCTACCAAAAATAACAGCAGGTTTGCCGTCCCATTTAATAGTTGTTGCTTGTGGTTGATGTTCTAAACTTTTTAGTGTAGAAATACTTTTATCAATGCCCCTACTACCTTGCCATAATACTAAATCTTCCACATGATCAATACGAGCGCCTTCAGATAGGTTTGAGATATGATCAACATCTCTTATTGAATCACCCTGCTTATGTCTACGTTGTCTATTATTACGTGATAGTCTTTTTTTGCTACCACTAATTACATCTTTTATCTTCACTACAGTTTCCTGACCTTTTTGACTCCACGCATAAACCTATCATTATCACGATTCTTAATACTTAACATTACACGTTTAGTAAGATCAGAAGCAGTTTCAGCATCATAGTTTGCGTCTATCATTTCTAATAGGTTAATAATAGAACTGATAGCATTTGTACCACGACTTTCAAGTATTTGATTTTTATCTCGTCTTGGTTGAATACTGTTTATTTCTTCCAGGATCGATCTTGTGCGTTTCTTCATCAAAGTAATCTCCTTACTTGTATTTATCCAATAAATAGTTTTATGCAGATAAAAACAGTTAACGTATTTGGCTGTAGCCAGTCATATGGTGTACCTGAATATACTTTACCAAATGACTTGGGGCATGGATCCTGGGTTTATTGGCTTAGTGTATGGAATCCAGACATAATTTTTAACAATTACAGTTATCCAGGTACTAGTCTTTTGTATTCATGTCATGCTTATGATCAATTTAAAGATTCAGCTGACATAAACATAATACAAATGACTGGTCCTCATAGAATAACTTACTATACACCCTTATTAGATCCTTTTGAAATACCTCTTGGTGCTGTTACAGGTAATTATAACAAAATTACTGATCATAAATGGTTCTATAATCACTTTGTATTTAAAACTCACCTAAACGGAACTGAAAACGCTGTAGATCATAATCATTGGCATCAAAACTGGTTGCCTTTTGTGCAAGAGTACTGGAAAGTTAAACCTCATTCGTATGGTTTAATAGAACACGTAGCACTTATGGACTATTATGGTTCTAGAGCTGACTTTTCTTTCTCCCACGCTAAGATGTTTTCTAAAAAACAACACCCATTTATACCCAACATACTTAATCAAATGTCTGATGAAACCTATCTGTCATTTAAATGTGATGAACCCGGCCACTTTAATGAGGCAGGGCACAAGTTTATGGCAAAATGGGTTGCACAGAACACTAATCTTGCTTTTTCAGAATAGATTTCAACCTATCACTTCCTATATTTTCAACAGCCGGTACATTAGGGTTTGTATCTGTATCTGACATTGTTTTTCTTTTAATCCTATCATATAAAGCGTTTGTTTCACTTTGTGGTGTAGGTTGATCATCATCTTCTAAATCTGTAATACGTAATCCACTCACATCAAATGCTAGATCTACTTTTTGTCCTACACCTGCACTACTACGTGTTTTCATAAACTGTACTTGATACCTACCACGTTCACGCATTGCTTGACTTGTAAAGATACCAATAACATTATCTGCTGTCTGAATCTTACTAAGTCCACCACTAATATGGCTGTGATCAAATTCAATCTCTTCTACTGCACTTCTGTTTAACTGTGAGGCTGTTGCAAATAGTATATCATGTTCTACTGCAAAGTTACGCAACTCTTCAGAAACAAATTTATCTTTAATAAACAAATCACTTGGACTTACTTTACTTTGTGCTGGCATCATAAGATCCAAATAATCTAGTAGGATACCATCAATCTTCATGTTATTCTTTACTTCAAACTCTTTAATGTAACTATTCAAGTCATTTACAGTAATACCATTAGGCAGTTGTACAATCTGTATCTTACCAGACTTCTTACCTTGCATTCTAATCTTTAAATCTACGTCTTCAACGTTTCTAAACAAGTCTTTTGTTGTATAACCTGTCAACATGCTGTCAAGTCGCATACTACATAGCTCTTCACTAAGCTCTAGACTAACGTATATTACATTATAACCTTGTTGAGCCCAATTAAGTGCAAGATTCTGCAAAAACAAACTCTTACCACCACCAGATGCGGCCGCAAATATGTTTAGTTCGCCTCTATTGAATCCACCATACAGTTTCTGATCAATACCTGTCCAACCTGTACTTGTTGCACCACGTTGATTGCGTACATGTTCAATACGTTCACCTGGATTCGCAAAATAGTCAGTACCCATGTGCTTTGCAAGACCAATCTGTACTGCATCTTTAATAATCTTCTCTACTGCACCATAGTCGCTCTTTTCAATTAAGTCTGTACTTGTAAGAATAGCACCTTCAAGTGCCTTATGTCTACAAAACTTTTCAAATTCATCAATAAACCATTCTTTATGCCTTGCATCTATCTCTTTTACATCATCTAGTTCAACACCAGTTGTTGCTTTAATCTGTTCTAATTTAGGAATTGCTCCATATTCGTTAGCATGTTCTTTAATAAAACTTACAGCCTTTCTAATATTCTTATCAAAATACTGTGGCTCACATATTCCATTGACCCTTACAAATAAATCTTGATCTTTTGCCATAAACTCAATAAAAAGTTTCTGTAAGTCTAAATTATAATCGTTCATCTACAATAACCCCTCGCTAACACTTTAATTTTTGTTGTATTTGTTACAACACTATCTAATATACTACGCACAGTATATAGTCTTCCATACTTCATCGCGGCATCCGCGGCGTCTTTACAATTATCCCATTCAGGAAATGCAACACCCCAACCTCTATCTATTGCCTTATTAACCATTTTCATACCAGCACTGTCTGCATCCGGTAATACTATAACACGTTTGTTCAAACTGTCAATAATATTCGCCTGATCATCATTAATATTATTGCTTCCTATAGCAACACCATCAGTAAAGATAGCATCTAATTGTCCTTCTGTTACAATCACTACGTTTTTATCTTTAGATTGACTATCAAGTCCATACACAAAATTACTTTTAGGTTGTTGATTGTAATACTTCGGCATACCCTCCGGAGGATTGCCGATCCATCTCGCAGTATAACCTACAGGAATACCTTTATAAAAGAAAGGCACAATAAAACGCTTATACATTCTTGCAGGTGTTTTGGTATCACTATACCATATTCTATTATCTGTTATGTCAAATCCACGTTCATACAAATACTCAACTGCATTTACAAAATCTGGACTACCACCAGCATAGTCTTTAATAGGAACAGCACCTTCTGGCAATGCCATTTTGCCCCAATCAATAATTACTGGCTCATTTCTTTTCTTTTGTTTTAAAAGTAGTGTTGCTACATCTTGTTCTTTTAATAGTTCAAGTTGAAGTCGTTGTATATCACTTTCTTCAATACCAAACTGCTTCATAAGACGTTTTAATCTACTGCTAAAGTATTTGCCTTCAGCCCAGCCAGTTGTATAGTTACAATTAAAACAGTTGTACCTAAACTTATCTTCTTCAAATAAGAATCCGCCTCTACCCTTTGTATCAGGACGGCTTTCACCATTCTGTACACACATAGGACAGTTACCGGATACCCAACCTGTAGGGTTAGAGCTCCAGTTCGCAGGAATCATATTTCTTACGAAGTCTAATACTAATGTCATGTAGTTATATTACAGTCTAAATACGACTTTGTCAACCGATCCAGTGCCTGTATCATGTCGTGTTCTAAGCCACTTAACATTGCTTCTAATGCTAAATGGTTCAACACCAGTGAAGGAATTAAAATAGTGGTGGTCAAGAATTGCTCCAAGTTCAATATTAAACCAGTCAGTTGTGTCAGGGTAGTCGCTTAAACTACCTTGTAAGAAGAAATTGCCTGTATATCCTGTTGCGTATACAGCCAATGTAATTAATCCACGACGTTTATAATAGTAGTGTGGACCTTCTGTACGTTCACTTACTTGCAAGTCTAATGCACTATCCAATTGAAATGTATCTACAGTTGCAGTTGTTAAGGGTACAGCATGTGCCGCTTCTGAAATCTCACAAATAAGGTTTGGTCTGTAATTTACATCTGCATATAATGGTAATGTTAATCCTCTACCATCCTTATAAGTTAGTACAACGTCATAGTTACCAACTTCAGCAAAAGCAATCTCACCAGGATTTACAATTAATCTTACAGAACCTTGATCTGGATCAATAGTTTGACATTTCTTACTGAAAAGTCTACCCTTACTGCCACGCTCTACAAAAGTAGCATAAAACTCCATACCATGAATCTTGAATACTTTTCTATCTTGATTTTTTATAAAAAAGAAAAACTCATTGTCAATATGTTTAAACGCCATTAGTTTTCTGTAATTTAATGGTGATTGAACAGTGGTGCCTTTACTTGCACCGTATCTACTTGTGCCTGGTGAATTACCTTGATCTTGTATTGCAAATAAATCACCACCTTGTGTGACATTGTAACTTGTACTATAATTGGACATGTTTATACCTCATATTGTATTTATTCAAATCAGAGCAAAATTTAGATACTAAATATCTAGTGATGCACAATAACAAAGACTTTTTAGAGGAATATCCTTTCCTGACAGTTATTGCATATGCAGGTAATGAATATTTAGGTATATTACAAAATATCGATACTCAAATTTGCACGATGTATGTATATGACAGGTTAAAGGATATGGAACATAAGCGTCAATTTTTAGAGCTTGGCGAAGAATGGTGGTGGGAAACAAACAGACGACTGCCAATCAATATTGCCTTGCTCAACAGATGGCCTTTCGGTTATACCAGCCAAAGTTTTAACGTAAAACAAATGGAAATTATAGCAGGGCCTGAAGTGCGCCTTAGTAATAGTATTACTAAACGCATTAAGAGAAGAAGTATAAATCTACTTAAGAAGGGTGGTTCTCTTTAACCATCATATTTAATTGCAATACAATGGCTAATGCATATGCATGGGCATGTGCCTTCTTAAAATAATACTCATCTCCATCTGGCTTTATCCATACTTCTTTCATTACTTCTTCCCATGACTTGTCAAGCAAATAACGTTTGGCAGGACGTATCACTGCGAGTACTGCCGCCAGTTTCTCAACGCTTGTGGGCTTCATACGTTTTACTACCGGATAATGGTTGTGTATATGGAAACATTTCTTTACTACATCTTCATGCTCAAGTAATTCCCACATTGGTTCCATATCTAATAGTTCATTAAGCTCATCAATATTATTAATACCATCATATACATTAACGTTTAGGATATCCAATTTAAAATATCCTATGTCTTCTGCTTTTTTAAAGTCAACTGTACAGTTTTGTGTAAAGGGATTCGCTGGTACCTTATGGAAATAAACACCAGTATTGTGTTTCTGTTGTTTGCCTTTGCTATTCATCATTGCAGGTGTATGTGGAATACATTGCAAAAGTTTATTTCTATCTGCGATATCAATATCAATATCTGTGTTGACTATCATTCTTTTTTAACCTTATCTTTTTCCATGAAGGCAAACTCATCTGGATTATTTCTACGCCATTCACGTTCTTTATATTCAGTATACGACACATGCCATAATAATAACATAAACAATAATAAAAATACACCTAAAAGTATGTTTGATATCATTTTAATATTCCCATTGCTTTAAGTAGTAGCAATCTATTAAATGTATCTTCCCAATCATTTACTGCTATGTTGTACCCTTCAGTATTTTTATTTGCTAATGGAAAGTCATTTCCACCTTCAGTCATTTTATCACCAAAGAAAAAGATTGTATCTTCACTAGTGAAGTCTTTTATTATTTGACCTTTGTCTTTGTTGCGTTCATAAATATCAATACCAGTTTCACCTGCTACTTGTGCAGTTACTGATTTGTCAGATTTGTTAATTATTTTTGCAATAAAAGCACGTTCGCCTGTTTGATTATCATAATTATAGTAATCTTTTCTATCTACGTGTTCAGCATTTCTTCCTACCACACTAAAGTTCACACACCCTTTGCGTTTTTCAATGTGATTACCTGTACGTGTAGGGTATTTGCTTTTATCTAAACACTTACTAAGGAGTGTTTCTAATTGTTCTGGCAGTTTCCAGTCGCTGGTATAAACACATTTATCTTTTTCGTAAACATCATTGCCACTACAGTTGTAAACCTTTTTTGCACGATTAAACAAATCCTCACCTATTTGTTCAACAGTCTTTTCTTTATCACTACCTGTTGCAAAATATATATCATTAGTTCGTGATATTTCTAATAGGTATTGTTTGAATTGTGTATCAATTTCACCTCTACTTGGCGTAAGAGTTCCATCAACATCAAATATATATTTGTTCATGCTAAGTCCACCTTTCCTAATATATCCAATACCCAGTCTACATCTTCTTTATTTTTGTTTAGTTTTCTAAACCAATATTCTGGGTCAACATAATCAGTTATCATTTTAGCTTGCTCACTATTTAACTTATCAAATATTGCACTTGCAGTATTACTTGTATATAGCACCCACGGAGATATCTTACCACTGCAAATATGAAACACGGCCAAGTTAGGATTTACATTTGTGAAGTATGTATACCAAGGCATCTTACTTTCCTTAGCCCATTCTTCTAAAAATATGATTGTTCTTTCAACTGCTCTATCAGGAGATTCAGTCTTCAGCCTAATCTTAATCCATTCATTAAATGTAGTATCGCTTGACCATTTAGTAAGAGGCGTACCTTTCTGTAACAACCATCTTACATATGCATCTACATCATCTACCTTTAGATCAATACAATAACTAGCAAACTTTACAAACCCATTAAAGTACTGACTATCAACAAAATCTGTATACGTTTTCAGCTTTTTACTATTTGTTCCTATCTTATAAAATAATTGAAAACACCTGTAAGCAAGTTGATTTTGTTTTGTATCTTTGGCTAAGTGCCTGCGTTTCTTTTCGCATATATGTACTGCAAGACTGTTCTCACGGACAAAAGTCTTTCCACAATATTCACACTTAAAGCTCACTTCAATAATCGCTTTATCTCTTTCTTCTCTACACCAAACTGTTCAAGTATATCCAGTTGTTCATCTTTTGTCATTGCATTTATAAGGATCTCTATCTCATCATCATTGTATTGCTTGTACTGTTCCTTGTACCATTTATAAAATGGCTTCTCAGTACCTTTCTTTCCTGGAGCAATCCACGGATGAAACATCTGTTTGCCAATACCAACAGCCTGCATAAGTTTAAATTGTAATTCTGGATGATGTCGCAACGTGTTAAAGTGTACATTGACAACTTCATTTGCAAACTCTAAGTAATGTTCTTCAATGTCTTTTACACTATTCTTTACACTACTAAGATAACGCATTAGCACCCATATGCCAACCTTTTTCTTTTCATCATCATCAAGACTATTGTACCAAGTTCTGTTCTTAGTATCAATAGCACTCATTTCATTTTTAATTGTTAGTTTTGCATTTACCATATTTGATTTATATCCAGTACTTCAGGAATTTTATTAGACTCTTTCACAAATAATGCACATTTAGGTTCGTCACCATCTTCAATAGGCACTACAAGCAGGTGTCCAAATTTAAGTTTAGGAGAGTACCACTTTATATCAGTATACACGTTAGTTATTTGTACGTCAACAAATTCAGGCTTAAATCCTGAAATAGGATTAATTGTAAATGCATGAAATCCTCTATCGTTCAAACTCATAAGGTTTACTACTTCAGGTTCACCTACCTCAGGATCACAAATTACTAAACTCCAATCCAATGGAATACTTAATGTGTTATTTCCTATTTGTAATACCGCCGCCGGCGAATAAAAACTTTCTAGAAATACAAGTGGAATAAAGTAATAATCTACATTCTTTGGGTTACTGTAATCTAAAACACCATATCGTAGATCGTCTACAACTTCTGGAATATCATCTAGTTCATATGTTTTATTGTCAACTGTTAATATTTTCATTTATACTTTACCTTTTCTATAGTAAAAGGATAGTTTGCTTCTTTGTAAAAAGTCTTACGTTCTCGCAAGTGCCGTTTACTAAACTTGGCAGTACTTGTAATATCCCATATTTCAACATGATCTTTGTCTTGTGCTTTACGAACACCACGACCTATTGACTGTATAACACGGACAAAACTTTTGCCAGGCTCAAGAAGCACAAGATTAAATATGCGAGGAATGTTAATACCGACAGCCGCCACTCCGTATGTTGCCACAACCACGTGATTCGTTCCCTCGTTAATTTCTGTGTATGCATCTTTTCTATCCGTTGTTTTCATTACACCACTGACAAATTCAGCATCTGGAATATTTTCTAAAAGCAAATTACCTGCTTTAATTCGATCTACAAGTACAAGTGTATTGCCACTCTTCCTTATATTTTCAATCAAACCACTTACGTACTTCATTCTATCTTTATCACTTGTAAGATATGTAAGTTCGCTCTGATAGTTTGAGTATTCAACACTCTCTTCCATTTGTACTACATTCACATGGCAGTTACTTAGTACGCCTAATTCTTGTAGTTCACTGGCGGCTAGTTTATTAACTACCTCACCTAAACAAGCTCTGAGTGATACTTGTTCGTGTTTTGCTTTGGGTATTGTGCCTGTCAGCCCCCAACGCAAAGGAATATGTGCAAAGTCTTTTGTTAACAATTCTTTTAGTACATCTGCCTTTGCTTGATGTACCTCGTCAACAATTACACATACAACATCTTCAGCAAAGTCCTGCAATCCAAAGTCAGTTTTGCCGTCACGAAATTGTTTCTTAATACTATTTAAACTCTGCCATGTACAAATTGTATGTGTTTTGCCAATTTCTTTTTTGTCGCCAAAATACACACCAACATCTAATCCCATATTAGCATAGTCTTCATATGTTTGTCTTACAAGATCCTTGTTTGGTACAATAACAATACTTCTACCATACTTCTCCGCACGTTCACTAAGGCTTGCAGTTACAAGAGTTTTACCTGCACCTGTTGCAATTTCCTGCAAACAATGTGGAGTTTCTAAAAATTTGTTTACAATTTCTACTTGATAATCACGTAGCATAACTGGCTGTCCTTCAACAGGATGTCCTTTGGGCCATGTAATATTACTATAACTATCTTCTTTTACTTCAGTAAAATCAAAGTCCCATACATTACGTTGATCATCTAATTCAATAGAATAATTTTCTGCAACAATTATAGGAATAATAATATCCAATAGATTTGTATACGTAACACCACCTATTGTAAAGTAACTCACACAACCATCCCATCTGCCTAGTTTATATGCTGGCACATGATATGCATAAGGGAGAAAGAACTTTAGTTCCTTCTCAATTTTCTTTCTTGTATCAAGATCAAGTCCTTCAATCTTACAGTTAACTTCATCTTTCAATATAATTTTACAAGCCATAATACACTATAACGCTAATTTGTTGATTTGTCAATATAAAAAAAGCCAGGGGTGTTACCCCCTGGCAGTGTTACGAAAAGCTCTTGTAAGCAACAATGAAGGAGTTAAGCTCTTCGCATACAAGTTACTTCAGCCATTGTCTGCCAACGGTCACTCTGTGACTTACGTAAGTCTGCAATCTTTGTACACATACGTAAGCTGATTTCACGTAACTTATCCTGGTTGTCTAGCATGAAGTCTACAATTTCTTGTTGTTCAGCTTTTGAGAACTTGTATGAATCTAACATACCAGCACCGACAATTTGTTTAACACGTAGTAGTTTTTCACGTGCCGTATCTAATGTAAGGTCCAAGTAGTGACATCTGGACATAATTGCATCCAAGTGGTCTTTAATCTTACCACGTACATTGTCAAACTTTAAGTTAGTAATAAAGATTACTGAACCTTTAAATTCAAACTTTTCAGGAATACCTTCCCTACGTAGTAGGTTACTATCTGTATTCCAACTAAGTGTTCGCTTAGGGCTACTATCTAGAGCCGCCTTAAGTAGGTTAAGTGATGTCTCGTCATACAATACTGTATCACAATCATCTAGAACTAGTACACAACCTTTATCTGAATAGTTGTAAAGTAACTTAAACAAACCAATAGCACTGGCGGCGCCTTTTTCAACACCAAATTTAAGTTTCTTATCAGCAAGTTTATCGAACAAATTGTTCTTATCTAGTACTTGTTCAACACCAAAACTCTTACCAACACCTGGAGGTCCTGTAACTACCATACCTCTAACAATGCCATCAATAGACATCTGTGTCATATCATCTAGAATGTCAAATCTTTGTTCAATTCTCTTAATTATCTGAGAATCTGTTTCAGTAGATTCAACTTCAGGCGTATCCAGAACTTGGATAATAGTCTCACCTTTTTTGTTCTTTCGCTGGCGAGGGGCGGTCTTAAAAGCATTAACTGACATATGTTATCTCCTTCATATTTTTTAGCTTACTATTACATAATACAGTAAGAACTCTTACCTGTCAACCTTTTATTTTAGGTAATCGAACTTTTTTTCGTTGCTTGTCATTTTATGAAACCAATTTATAAAGGTTTCGTTATCATTATTTTCTATACATGCCACCATATATACCAAAGCAGGTGGTTTTTTCTTATAAAAGAATCTTAAATCAGTATTTTTTTGATGTACTAGCTCTATTTCCTTCTCAAGATCCATGTCAATATAAGGTATAAGTGCCTTTGCAAGATCATAATATTGATCCTTAATCCACTTATCCTTCCATAGAAATGCACCTTTATCATATTCAGAAGTGTATACAAACTTGTCTGTCCATATATTTCTCCAAACGAAACTTTCATCCCATTTACGAAATGTATTGGAAAACATTCTATGCTTAAATTTGTCTACACCTTTCATTACATTAATTTTGTAATGATGAACTTGTAGTTCATTTACCATTTCACTGTAACAGTCTGGGCTTTCATAGTCTATGAAACCCTGATTTAAATGTAGTTCTCTAATCTTTCTAAAATCATCACTTATCATATATTTTTACTCTATTAAGCATTGTTTCTTGAGCATTTGTATATTTGCTCTTTTCATGCTTATTAACTGTACCACGTACATGAATTACTTTACCATCAATAATATCACTGATATCTGGCTGATCCCTCCACCAGAACTTGATGATATTCTTTTTTCCTTGAACTGTAGTAATCATGTATACAGAGCTACTCTGAATATACTTTACATCAATTACTTCAACTTCAAGATCATATCGTTGACCTTTGTCACCAAAGTATTCACTTTCAAAACGTAGTTCTTCAATTTTATCTTCTACTGCTTTACGTTTCTTATCAACCTCATTCATGTGAGGAATACTAGCAATTACGGCAACGTTAAAATTAGTAAGTTGATCTGTATCAAATGCCTGAGCAACACCTGACTCAAAGTTTGAAAGGCTACTAGTAAGTTTTTTAAGCATATACCGCCCATTAAACTTATCAATCATAGCCTGTGCTTCAGTAATATTTTCTTCAGATGGCTTCATTCCAGCAGTAATTTTTTCAATTACAATAGATTTGTTGTCTTTAGTTTCTTCCATAACCTTACCAGTATCAAGGTCAACACTTTTGTAACCTTCACCACTACGGATAAAACCTTGTTGATTATAAGTTTCAATCGCTAACGCCAGTGCTTCAACTGGCGTTATATCAAATGTCTTATTCTTGCGAGCCATTATGCAATTTCCAAAAACTTTGCCCATGCAAGGGCGGTTGCTTCTTTTTCAGTGTAGCCAATTTCAATAAAATCAGCAATGACTTGTTCAATATAATCCATTATGCTATCTCCTCAAAACCAAGCATTGCAACCTTGTACTTCTTAGTACCAACAAGCATCTGATCACCCATTGAAGTAGAACGCAAACCCATGCCATTCTCAAGTGGTGCCATTACTGTTACATTAGGATTAAAATCGCCGTTTGTTTCACCATCTTCAAAAACTTCTTCTTTACGGCTCCATGAACCCATAACGTTGTTTGTCCAACGATATGCATATTCAAGTGCTTCGTTAGTTTCTGTATTATCAGGAACATCAACAAATGCTACTGTACGTGGTGAATCTTCGAAAGCGGTGTGTATAACTGCAACTTGCATTATGGTCTCCTTTTTAACTATACTTACATGATATAGTAAGATGTCTTACCTGTCAACCTTTTTATGCAATTTTTTTAAATCTTTTTACAAAGATACGTCCTCGAGTCCAGCCGCTCGCAGTTTAACAATATTGTTTATCTGGAACTGCTTGGCTTCTAGTGCCTTTATCACACCTATAAACTTATTACGCACTAGGCTGAAGTCATTAATTAGATATTGGAGTGCAACAACATCCTCCTCACCATCAACAAACCGATCAGCATCTCGAGAACTGAGTGCTCGATTATAATTTTCAAGATACTTCCTGAAAATTTTACTGCGAATTTTTCGCATTTCGGTGTTAAGATATTCGAGTATGGCTTCCACTTCCTGGAGTTGGTTGAAACGTTGTTCTACGATACCAGGCATGTCACGTGCCTGTTTTTCTAGAACTCCTTTCATACCACACTCCAGACGTGCTTGCTCAATTTCAGTCTCGAAATGAGATATTGCTGATACAATATTGCTCATATCAGCAGTAACTTGTCTATACCATTTACTCATATAGGCTATTCATCCCAGAATTCTTCATCTTCAAACCATTCTTCTTCTGGTTCTCCGTACTCTTCTTCACCTTCAAGAAATTCAGTAACAGCCTTATCAAGATATTCATCATGCTCACCTATCTCTTTTGCACTTGCTTTGATATCAAAGCCATAGTCAAGTAGTTTGTATAGGTAATCATTTGCAAAATCTTGTTTTAGTTTATCACTAATAAGTCGATGTGATGTATCGTATAGTTGTAAAATAAACTCCAAGTCATGTTCACTCAGATTCATTAATAGCCTCCACCTCTACGTCTATATTTTCTTCAGCGAGATCACCTCGTGAATCTTTAATCTCTTCAGGTTGAGCATTGAACTCTGACATAACTGTATCCAAACAGTTATTATCATTTCTGTCCCATACTTTACGGAATTGTGTAACTACTTCTCCTGTTACAGGGCTTGTATATTCAAGTCTTGTTCCAGTTTTCTTAATCACACCTTTTGCTTCAAAGAAATCTGTAAGTCCACTATATGGGCTCATTCCTGTTTCATAAGGAATTTCAACTTGAACACTTTCAAAAGGTTTAGAATATCTAGTTTTCATAACCTTACAAGCGGCACGAATACCATGTACTTGTGAAGTTTTATTGCCATCTGCATCTACTTTTAGTTTAAGTTTTCGCATTGCAATAACAATACTACTCGCATAGATAAAGCCTTGCCCACCTGAGATTTTATCATCAGGATCAAACATATCTTGTGATGCATAAGTGTGGTTAGTACACAACATACCCACATTAAACTCACCAAACATATTCACAGTATTACGAACAAGTGCAGTAAGTGCCTTAGGTTTTCTACCCATATCGCCCTTCATATCACCCTTTTGAAACTGATCAACATCTGTTGGTGTTAGCAACATACCCAAACTATCTACTACAAATAGTACTTTAGGTCTTTCTTCTTTATCCTTATCAGCATATTCTGCTTTATAGTCTTTCATAAAATCTGATACTGTTTTTGCAACATCATCAATCATTGACATATTAAGTTTAAGAAGTTTATCTTCACTTGTATCTACGTCTAATGCATGTAGCCACTTCTCGTCTAGTGCATTTTCTGTATCAATAAGCACAACAAATATACCCTGTTGTTGTGCATGTCTTACTACGTTGCCAGCCGCAATAAACGACTTGCCTGCTCCACTTTCACCAGCCAATACTGTAACTTTACCTAAAGGAATACCTTTATGAAAGTCATCACTAATTAGTTTGTTGAGAGTGTAATTGCCTGTACTAATCCAAGTATCAGGATCATTAAAGCCTACACTTAGGCCTGGTACCGCTTTAGTAATACTTTTGCGGAATTTACTCACGTCAAATGGTCGTGCCATATATACCTCCAATAATTAGGAGAGGGCCGAAGCCCCCTCTGTTTAGTCTTCCTTACGAGCTCTGATCATCGCTAGGATGTCTTGAGCACTAGGCTTTTCGCCCTCTGCTTCTGCAGGTGCCGTTGCTACAGGTTCTGGGGCAGGTGCCGCCTCTGCTTGTACTGGTGCAGGAGCAGGTGCCGTAGGCGCTGGAGCCGGAGCAGGTGTTGGAGCAGGTGCTGGTGCTGGAGTTGAAGCAGTATTATTGCTTCTACCAGGAGCATCAAGTCCATAAGGACGATAAAATTCTGCAAAACGCTCTGGATCATATAGTTGTCCATCAACACT